GAGCGTGAGGCGAAGGCTGAGCTCGCCGAGCTCCAGCTCGCGTTCGAGAAGGGGGAGTACGTCTCGCGTGACGACATCGTGGAGCGTGACCGCCGCAGGATCGCAGTGGTGCGACGCGGCCTCCTCGGCCTTCCACGGTCGCTGGCGCCGCTCATCTCTGGTCTCTCGCCACCGGAGGCCGAGCAGCTCCTCGTGACCAAAGTACGGGACCTCCTCAGGCGTTTTTCGGAGATGTGAGATGTGGAACGAATTGCTTGCTGCACTGGAGGCTCTCCTCGCTCGATTCCCTGGTCCCATCCAGAGAGAGATCGTCCTGCTCCGCGATGCGCGGATAAGGATGCTCCCAGGAGCTCCTGAGGAGGACATGGATGGGGAGATTGGACGTGCGATCGCGATCATGAGATCGAAGATTCTCATGGAGTCGATCGTGGAAGGTACGCGGAAGTGTTTCATGGAAGCTCTGACCGCCCGAGAGTCCTGTGTCCGCCAGGCCATGGCGATCTGGCTTATGGCGAATGGCGCCGAGGAGCTTGCCGCGAAAATCTGCTCGTCGACGAAGGAGGAGCTCGCGGAATCCAGGGAAGTTCTTTCTCGATTCGAGGAAACACGGGACACGACAAAGATAGAGCCGAGCCGTTGCGACTGTGGTGGACCTCCTGGCCATGTGGGAGGAGGGATGAATTGTCGAAAAGCCTGAAGATTTACGTCGGAATCCCTTGCGAGGGCTGGATTCACAAGTCGATCGGCGAGATCCTTGTTTATCTCCTCGAGGACAAGAAGGGATACGACCTCGGCTTCGAATTCCGCCAGGCGAAGCCGATAGACGGGAACCGCAACGGGCTCGTCAAGAACTGCCTCGGTGGTGGTTTCGATTATCTCCTGATGATCGACTACGACAATCCGCCGAGTCGCAACCCGCTCGAACTCGTCGAACTCGACAAGGATGTCATGATTCTCCCGACGCCGATCTGGAAGACTGGGGAGTATTACAACTATCGCGGCGCGAACCCGATCGTGTGGAACGTCTTCGATAAGCTTCCCGGCGAGGACATGTGGAAAAACCATGATATGCAGGCTCCTGGCCTCGAGGAGATCGACGCCGGTGGGACCGGTTGCTGCCTGATAGCGAGGCGTGTGCTCGAGAAGGTGCGGCCTGCCTTCATGCGGAAGTGGTCGGAGGACGGGATTCAGTCTGTGGGCTCCGACATCCTCTTCTGCGACCGGGCGAAAGCGGCCGGCTTCGAGATCTGGACCCACTACGGCTATCCATGTCACCATTTCAAGCCGACGGATCTGATCCAGGTGAACAACACGCTCGAATGGCGGGATATTCGGCATGCGCGCGCGGAGAACAGGAACACGCCGTCCTACTGGGATGAGGAATGGCGCAAGCGCCCGGAACGGATGATCCCGCCATACGACACAATAGTCGCCCACCTCGGGCGGATAGAGCCGCAGAACGGAACGATCCGTGTCCTCGATTTTGGCTGCGGAAGGGGCGACCTTCTCTCCCGCATACGAGACGAGGTCCCGGCGGCCGTGGCCGCAGGTATCGACTTCTCCGCAGAGGCAGTGAGGATCTGTCGCGAGCGCGGGCTCGAGGCATCGATCGGGGAGACCCCGGTCGGGAAATGGGACGTCATCGTATGTACCGAGGTCCTTGAGCACCTCGATGACGATATCGCCATGTTCGAGGCGTTCTTCGAGCATACCGACCATGTGATCTACTCCGTTCCCAACAATTGCTTGCCGCCGGGTCTTGAGAAGGAACACCGCCGCGTCTACACGGTAGGCCAGTGCAGGGAGATCACGCCGTACGTGCGGGAGGTGATCCCGGTAGACGAGGGGAACTATCTTGTCGTCACGGCGAAGAAATGAGTTCGATACCTGGGAGCGCGAGGCATGGCGGCCTCCTCCCGAGGAGACGATCGATGTCTGGGCGGAACGGTCTCTGGTTTTTCCGCGGATAGTCTCCTCAGTCCCCGGGCCGCTAAATCTCGACCTTATCCCGTATATCCGCGAGCCACTCAGGCGCGCCACCGATTCCGACGTCGAGGAGATCACGCTCTGCTGCTCGACTCAGGTCATGAAGACGACCTACTTGATCATTGTCGCTCTCCACACGATCGCGGAGGACCCGTGGAATATACTCCACGTCATGTCTACCGAGGACGATGCCGAGGAGCTCTGTATCGAGCGGTACGCGCCGATCATACATGCGAGCCCGCAGCTGGCTGGTCTCCTCGACGGGACGAAGCACCAACTGACGCGTGAGGCTATCCGGCTCAATGGCTGCGTCCTCACGTTTCGCGGCGCGCACAGTCCCTCTGGCCTCGCCTCGCGGCCGGTGGCGAAGCTCTTCCTCGACGAGGTCGACAAGTGGCCGGAATGGAGCGGCAAGGAGGCCGACCCGATCAGGCTCGCGCGGGAGAGGACGCGGACATTCTGGAACCGGAAGATCATATCGGCCTCGACCCCGACGACAGCGAACCGCTATATCTGGACGCAGCTTGCGCAATCCACCGACGAGCGCTACTGGGTCCCGTGTCCGCACTGCGGCGCCTTCCAGAAGCTCATCATGGGCGGACGCGGTGATGGTGCCGGTATCAAGTGGCCGGATGATGCAACTCCCGAGGAGATCCAGAAGGAGCAGCTCGCGAGCTACCGGTGTGAGAATTGCGCAGAGGCGATCGGCGACCGGCACAAACCGGAAATGCTTCTTCGCGGGAAGTGGGTATCTGAGAGCTGCAGGGTCACGAGGTCCGGCGAGATGATCGGGAGGCCTCCGCTTCCGCGCCATGTTGGCTATCACATCTGGGCGGCCTATTCCCCGTGGCTCACTTTCTCGGAGATCGCGGGCGAGTTCCTACGCTCCAAGCGCCACCAATCGAGCCTGATGAACTTTAGGAACTCATGGCAGGCCGAGCCGTGGGAGATCACCGTCAACGAGCTCCGCTCCGACGTCGTCCGCCGGACGGTGGAGGAATATGCCTCCGGCGAGATTGACGCCAAGGCATTCGCGCTCACCTGCGGTGTCGACGTGCAGAGGACCGGGAGCGCGGTCTACCAGTACTACTCGATTCGCGCCTGGGGGCCAGAGGGTGAGAGCTGGTGCGTGCGCGTCGGCCGGACGGAGGGTTGGGCGCAGCTCTATCAAGTGCTCGTCCAGTCAGCCTACCGGGACCGGGACGGACGCCCGATCGGCTTCGACGCGATCCTCATCGACAGCGGCTTCGAGACGGACGAGGTCTACCAGATCTGCGAGATGTACGGCTTCTGGGCCGCCAAGGGCGATTCCCGCGGCTCGCGTCCGTACACGCTGAGCGAGACGGAGACGAGCAAGGGATCGGGACATTATCTCCGCCGTGTCAATGTCAACGTCGACGTCTACAAGGGCCAGCTGCATCGTCTGATACGTTCCGGCTCGTGGCATCTGCCTCGTGATCTTCCGGGCGAGTACTTCGAGCATCTCGTGGCGGAGCAGGTCGTGAGCCAGGTCCAGAAGGCGACCGGCCGCACTCGGTATGTCTGGAAGGTCATCGCGGACGGCCGGCCGAACCACTATCTCGACTGCGAGGTGCTCAACCTGACAGCCGCGGACATGCTCGAGCTCCGCTATCGCGCTGGGAGGCCGAGGGCGGAGCCGACACAGGAGGAAATGCGACAGCAATGGGAACCGGTGGCGACGATCAAAGAGAGGGTTTTCTCGTGACGACACCGCCTCAGCCGAGGAAGCGCGGGCGGCCGCGGATGCTCCGGCCGGAGGAGCGCCAGAACCGGATGCAGGAGGAGGAGATACGGACGTCCGACCATTACCCATGCAAGTGGTGCCAGGGCAAGACGATGGTCGTGAAGAGCTTCCCCCCGATCTCCTATACACGTCAGCATCCGATCCAATGGCTCCGGCGCCGGCGCCGGAGATGTCTCGAGTGCGGACGGGTCTTCATGACACAGGAGCAGTTCGAGACTCCGCTTGAAGAGTGAAATTGGCTACATATAGCCAATGCGGGCCACATATAGCCCGTGGTCAAGAATTGTGTTGACGGGGTTTTGTGTCGGTACCATTGTTCCAGCATGAGCTGGGCAAGTAGCACGCTGACACTCGTCGAGACCGCCATTGCCAATCTCATGTCGGGCGGAGGCAACAGAAGCTACTCGATAGACGGCAAATCATTCACCAAGGAATCCCTCTCGGCGCTTACTGATTTTCGCGCACGTCTTCAGAGCGAGATCGCAGAGGAGAACTCCCAATCTGGGAATTTCACCCTCGCCGAGCTCAACGGGCAGCCGGGCCATAGACGGTTCGAGCTATGAATTTCCTCGACCGCATGATCGGGTATCTCTTCCCTGGCTGGGGCTCGAGACGGGCGCAGTCTCGCTATCTCGTGCGCCAGTTCACGGGCGCCGCGCTCGATCGCCTGCGCAGTCGGGGGAGCTACCAGAACCTCGGGCCGATCGCGGAGAACCAGGCTGCGAGGGCCACGCTGCTCAATGTGGCGCGCGAACTCGACCGGAACAACAGCTTCGCGCATGGCGCATTCAACTCGCTCGTCGACAACATCGTGGGCAAAGGAATCAGTCTCGAGAGCCGAATAGGTTTCAAAAACGGCCGGCTTCGCGAGGACCTGAACCGTGCTGTCGAGGCCGAATGGACGAACTGGTCGAAACGCTGCGACGTGCGCGGGCAGCTGAGCTTCGCAGAGATACAGCGTATCGCGGACCGGGAGCTCTGGCTTGCCGGTGAGGTCCTCGTCGTGCGGAGCGATTCGCGCGACGGCAGGAAAATACCTCTCGCGCTTGAGGTCGTCGAATCGGAGCGTCTCGTCGACCGCGATGAGGATCTCAAGAACGGCAACGAGGTTATCCAGGGCATCGAATTCTCCGCCGCAGGGACGATCGTCGCCTACTATCTCTACGACCGTCATCCTGGCGATCTCAAGGCACTCGCCGAGGCGCAGAGAGTTCCTGCCAGCCGTGTTCTCCACTTGTTCCGGGCGATGCGGCCGAACCAGATCCGCGGCCTGTCACGGGTGGCCAGTGTCGCCCGGAATTTCGAGGCTCTCGCGCAATACATGGATCACGAGCTCACGCGCGCGAGGGTCGGGGCGAGCTTCGCTCTGATGATCAAGCGTGGCCATTTCGGCGCGGCGCCCAAATGGCCGAGTGCCGGGACGGGCGCATCGACAGCGGATGAAAATAACAATCCGGTCGGTCACCTCGAGGGCGGCATGATCTTCTCGGGTGGTCCGAGCGATTCGATCGAAGGTACGGGACCGGCGGTCCAGACGAACGCGTTCGAGGAGTTCGTCACCGTGAACCTGCGGGCCATTGCCGTGGGGCTGAACATGTCCTACGAGCTTCTTGCTCGCGATTATACGAAGACGAACTTTTCATCCGCTCGCCAGTCGGATCTTCAGGATCGTCGCCATTGGGTGCCTCAGCAACAGTTTCTCGTCGACCGGCTCAATGATCCGGTTCTCAACTGGTTCATCGGGAGCGCCATCGTCGCCGGCATCCGGCCGTTCCCGGCGTTTTCCGGTCTCGAGCCGTTCTCGGAGGCGGAGGAGCTTCTTGACCATACGTGGATCACGCCACCGCGCGAGTATGTCGATCCCACGAAGGAGCAGGAGGCCGATGAGCGCGCGGTGGCGAGTGGTTTCACCAACTTGTCGAAGATCGCGGCGAAGCATGGGACGGATATCCACGAGAACATCAGGCTCAACGCCCAGATAGCGACGGAGGCGAAGGAGGCGGGCCTGGCACTCAAACCGTTCCAGGGACTCGAACCGGCGGCGGCACAGGCCGCAGAGGAAGAGGACAATGCCAGTCCAGGCGAAGAAGATCGGGAACAAGTGGCGGGTAGTCGAAGTCTCCAGCGGCAAGGTCGCCGAGAACAAGTCGGGCACCGCCGTTGACAGCGGCGGCTACGGCAACAAGTCGGCAGCGCAAGCCCAGGCGAGCGCGATCAATATCCACGGGAAACGGTGATGAGCGACAATAACCTGATAAAGCGAGAATCGACGATCGACCGAAAGAAGATCGACGTTGAGCTGCGCACCGCGGTTCTCAGCTTCTCAAGCGAGGCGCCTATCCAGGATTCTATGTTCGGTCCGCCGCAGGTGCTGATTCATGACGATAAGGCGGTGAGCCTCGAGAGGATCCGCAACGTCGGCGCGCTCCTCTTCAATCATTCGGCGGACGCGATCATCGGATCTATCGAGGACATCGCCATTGACACCAAGGCGCGACGCGGACATGCGGTCGTCAAGTTCGACGAGACGGCGGACGGGGAGACCGCATTCACGCGTGTCAAATCGGGCTCGCTTCGCGGTGTGAGCTTCGCGGCGCATATCAGGGAAAAACAGGTCCTCCGCGAGGATGAGAAATGGAAATCCGGCGACGGACGGGAATGGGAGGGGCCGCTTGCCGTCGCGACCAAATGGGAGATATCCGAACTTTCGCTGACACCCGTCCCGGCCGACCAATCGGTGGGGATCGGCCGGCAGGAAAAACCAAAGGAGGCCGAAATGGCTCTTACGGCGGAAATGCGGCAGTTGCTGATCGAGCGAGGGCTCGGGGAGGGCTTCACCGACGAGGAGGCAGTGAAGTTCCTGCGCGAGCATTGGGACCAGCAAAAGGAGGAACCGAAGCAGCCCGAGGAAAAGAAGAAGGAAGACGATGACACCGCGTCGCGCTCGTCGGTCGACATGGTTATCGCGGAACGCAAACGGATCGAGGATCTCACCAAGATCCAGGAGAAAAGCGGCCTCCCGACGAGCGAGCTAACCCGCTGGATTCAGGCCGGGACTCCAGTCGGTGGCGCACGCGAGATCGCGATGGAATTCATGGCCGAGCGTTTCCGTCCCGTGAGCGTCGCCGGGACGCGCTTCGAGGTCGTCCTTGAGGCGCGGGAGAAGCATCGCCGGGCGATGCAGGCGACGATCGAGCGGCGGGCGATCGACTTCCTCAATGGCCGGCCGAAGACATGGGCGTGGGATGACAAAGCCTGCGCGGATGTTCCTCGTGACCTGCCGATCGTCGAGATCGCCAGGCAGTGCCTTGTGCATGCCGGTATTCGCGAGGCGGCGAGCTGGGGGAAAATGGAGGTTGCGACCCGTGCTCTCCAGCACAGCACTTCCGATTTCCCACTCCTCCTCGAGAACACCGCGAACAAGTCGCTCGGCATCGGCTACAACGAGGCCCGTGTGACATGGAGCGCCTGGTGTGGCGTCGGGTCACTGCCGGACTTCAAGGTCACAAGCCGCGTCGCCGTCGGTGACATGGCAGACTTCGAGGTCGTCGCGGAGCTGATGCCGATCACAGAATCCACGATGACCGAGAAGCGCGAGACTCGTCAGCTCTCGACCTACGCGAAGCGCTTCGGCGTCTCGCGTCAGGCGATCATCAATGACGACCTCGGCGAGTTCTCTCGTACGCCGCAGAAGCTCGGGGCCGCCGCGAACCGGACGATCAACACCCTCGTCTATGGCCAGCTGACATCACCGCCGACCATGGCAGAGGATTCGGTCGCCTTGTTCGGGACCCACACGAGCGGAAGCAATACCACTGTCGCGGCCGGCGCGCCTTCGATCGGCGGCCTCAACGGGGCGATGAGCCTCATGCGCCGCCAGCTTAACGTCGGTGGCAATGGCCGTGTCAACGTCTCCCCGAGCTTCCTCATCTCGCCGGCGACCGTCGAGGGGAGTGTCCGGCAGCTCGTCCAGGGGACGATCAACCCCAATGTCGTCACGAACGTCGTCCTCGACTGGATGTCGAACCTGACGCCGGTGATCGAGCCGCTTCTCGACGACACCTCGACGTCGACGTGGTATCTCGCGGCCTCGCCGAACGAGATCGACACTGTCCGCGTCGAGTTCCTCAACGGCCAGCAGACCCCGAGCCTCACCCGCATCGATGGCACGGCGATCCTGGGGACCGAGTGGGTGGCGTATCTCGACTTCAGCGTCAAGACATTCGACCATCGCGGCCTCTGCCGGGTCACGGTCACCTAACCGAGAGGTAATAGAGACATGAGCACGACTCTTCTTTTCCTCGAGGATCACACGGTCCTCTTCACGAACGCGACCGCGGCGAAGTCGAGCGGCGACGTCGTCGATATCGGTGAACGCGTCGGCATTCTCAAGGGCGATGTCACGACGACAGGCACGGTGGCCGCCTACGTCCGCGGTGTACACCAGGGTCTCGCCAAGACCACGGGCACCGATCTCGCGGCCGGCGAGAAGGTGTTCTGGGACACCTCCGCCTCAGTGTTCACGACGGTCTCGACCGGCAACGTTGCCGCTGGCTACGCGTATGCCGCTGCGACGACAGGAGCAGCCACGGTTAGCGTTGCCCTTGGCCCTTGAGCTTCTCTGACCTCATGACCTCAGACTTCGACGGGATTCTCACTCTTGGCGAGGCGGAATCAGCGATCACGTATCGGCGGAAAAATGCTGCCGAGATCCAACTGAACGCCATCGTCCTCGAGGCGGATCCCGTCGGAGTCCTCGACGAGGCCGGGCCTCGTCCCATCGCGGCGCTCATAAGCAAGAGCGATCTGGCCGAAGTGAATCCTGGCCGGGAGTTCCTTGTCTATTCCGGCCGGACTTACCGAGTGAAAGAGATCACGTCGGAAACAACGGCATGGTGGGAGCTTTACTGTCATGCCGCAGGCTAACGTCAGTTTCGAGATCAAAGACAAGGCGTTGCTCGCGATGCTCCGGGAGTCGCCGAAGATCTTCAACCAGAACGTCAACCGCGCCTTCCAGCGGATCGGCGGTGGCTTCATGAAGGATTTCGCCGGCTCGCGGCTTGTGCGCGGGATTTATCAGGTGAGGAGAAAAGGAGCCACAAGGCGCACGGGACGCGGACAACCGGCAATCCCGAAGAAAGCACGTCTCGCCGGCTTCAAAGCCGTGATCACGGGACGGCAATCTCTCCAGAAGAAGCGCCTGGTAATCCGGACCCGCAACCCGGCGCTCACGATCCGCGAGTCTGGCGGAACGATACGTCCGAAGCGATCCGGCTATCTCATCATTCGCGGCGACCCCAAAGGACGTGGGGCCGCGCGGCGGAAGGAGCGTTCCCGCGCGAGGCAGATCGAGAGATTCGGCCGCGTGCGATATGACAAAATTGTTCTGCGGAAGGTGAGGCAGGTGCGAGTTCGCGCTGTCCTCGGTTTCGTCTCGACCTGGCGCGGTTATCTACCTCGTGCGCACCTGATATTCCGCGACGCATTGAAGGGCGCAGTGAACAGGATCGCGAAGCGCAAGGCGGCCTGATGGCTACGGTCTACTCCGAGACGATCATCTCGACGTTGCAGACGGCGCTCGAAGGAATCACGGTAGGTGCGACGTATAACAACGATTTACACAAGGTTCTCCGGTTCGATCGGCCGCGCCATCTCCAGGCGGATTTCGCCCAGAACTTCGCCCGAATTCAGAAGCAGGGAGTGGTCTACCGTCCTGCCGATGATGGCGGGGCGCTGCCCATCGACTTCACCGTCTCGATTCTGCTCCAGTTCTTCCAGGACGAGGACGATGCGCGAAGCACCGACGAGCTCGCCGCCGATTGGGAGTATGACGTCGTCAAGGCAATACACGATGCGTTCCCGCTCGCGACCGCTGGTCCCAACATCCTGCAGATTGCCGTTACGCCTTATCCGCTCGTCGATGAGCAGGAGGTCGACAACGGTCTGGAATTCGTGATCTCGTTCGGTTTCGAGAGTCCCTACGGCGCACCGCAGACACTCGAGGGCGCCGGATTACCCTGATGAGGCTGACATATGGCAATCCTCGCTGAGCTGGCCGTGGAGCAGGAGGCGACTCCCGGCACCGCGGAGACAATTGTACAGGCGGATGTGCTCTCTCGGATCCGGAACGGATTTACCATCGAGCCGGACGCTGAGCAGATCGATCCCGATGAGATTCAGGCGACCTCGAGCTCGCGCCCGCTCACGATCGGCCGGAAGCTGATATCGATCGGGGCGAGCTATCAGCTGCGGGGACCGGGAGATCTCACGACGAATCCCACGATCGCCGACAAGTGGGAGGCGGCGATGTTCGATGGCCTCGAGGCGGAGACGATACCGATCGGGGCCATCACCAGCGGGCCATTTCTCGCCGGCGAGATAATCACCGGCGCCACGAGCGCGGCCACCGGCATCATTCTTCAGCAGACGGCGACATCGGCGACATCTCTCCCCTATGCCGTTCTCACTGGCGTCTTCCAGGCCGAGGTCATCGACGGCGGGGAGTCCGGGGCTCAGTGCACCTCGAGTGGTCCCCCGGTCGCCGGGGGCTATGCCTTTCGTCCAGCCGACAGCGACTTCGATGGCGCGGCAAAATACCATTGCACCGCGCAGCTTCGGCGCAACGGTTTCCAGTGGACGGCGCGCGGGGCGCTCGCCACTCTACGCTTCCCCTTCCGCAACGGTCAGCCGTGCTTCGTCGAGCAGACGTTCACCGGCGCGCTCACGAGCCGCGGGACGCAGGCTCTCTTCGGCGTGACGACCTATCCGGAGGAGAGCGTAGCGGTGCCGCGTTTCCTTAACGCCGGGATAGTGATCGGTAGCTACAGTCCCTCTGGCGTCCTCGACTTCGATCTCACGATCAACAATACCTATGAGCCGAACGAGGATGCGAACGACAGCTCGGCCGACGGCGTGAAATGGATGGACTATGACAAGGACCGCCCCACGATCACGCTCGATCCGGACCAGGTCCCGACGGCGACCTACGATTACTTCACGACATTCCTCGACGGAACGCCGTTCTATCTCGAGTGGACACTCGGGAGCGCGGCCGGCGCGAAATGGACGTTTGCCTGTCGCGAGGCGCAGTTCCAGCAGGTCTCGGCCGGCGAGCGTGCGAACCGTCCGAGGTTCCCATTGACGATTGCGCTCAACGGGAACGACAACAACGAGCTGCTCATCTGGCAGCATTGACGGAGGGTTATGCGATTACACAGACCAGGAATGACGGTCCTACGGGCACTTCCTATCGGCGTGTCGGAAGAGGACCAGGCGCGTTTTTTCTTTCGTGTCCCCGACGCCGGCCAAGGACGCGAGGTGTGGCGACAGTCCGTCCGCTACGCCAAGAACATGGACGAGCTTTTCGATGCCGCGAAGGTCATCCTCGGGATCGTGCTCGATCGCGTGGAGAATCTGAAGGATGCCGAGACGGGCGAGGATATTCTCCTCGAGAAGGAAGACGGTCGCTTGGCGGAGAAAACGCTCGGAGATCTTCAGTTCTTTCTTCTCGAGTTGTGCGGGCTGGCGCAGGGGCTCGGGGAGCTCACGCATGGTGAGCGAAAAAACTCAGAATCGCCGCCGCCGAATATTTCGGGGAATGGGAATCCGGCGAGCGGCAGATCAAATGCGTGACGTGCAATGGGAACTGTGTCGACGAGAACGAGAAGAATTGCGTGGCCTGTGGGGGCTATGGCCATGAGGACTTCGAAGCGACGGTAGCTGAGCTCCTCGGCGAGGAATACGGCGAGTATGTTGGCTGGGTGCATTCGATTTTTATTTCGCGGGAACGTAACTGGTCCCAGATCGAATGGTGGGAGCAACCGGCGCTCTGGGTGTCGTCCTATTGGTATCTGATCGGCGACATGTGCGAACGCTACGAGCGATGGCTCGAGCGGAAAAAGGAGAAGCATGGCGACGGCCCGTGAAGCCCTGGAAGTGCAGGCGACGCTGCAGGACCGGTTCACGGCGCCGCTCAACCGTATCCAGGGGCGGATACGGACATTCTCGCAGCGGTCGATCCTGGGCTTCAACAAGTTAGCGGGCTCGGTCGTAAACCTGCGCGGGCTTCTCGTGGCGCTCGGGGGCGCCGTGACGGTTCGCGCGTTCTCTCGCATGGTATCCGAGGTCGCCGAGACGGCGGACCAGATTGGGAAGCTCTCCGACCGGCTCGGGATATCGACCGAGTTCCTCTCACAGCTCCAGTTCGTCGCGGAGCAGAGCGGAATCGAATTCAATACGTTTGCGAATGTCGTCCAGAAGCTCTCACGGCGTGCAGCCGAGTTTCGCGAGAACGCGGCCGGGCCGACTGCGGAGGCGTTCAGGGCCCTCGGGGCCGAGGTGGTTTCCGCCGTCGAGGCCGGCGAGCGCATGGAAATTCTTCTCCCCAAGATCGCCGAGGGCTTCAAGCGAATCGAAGATCCGCAGCGCCGCGTGCTTTTCGCTCAGCGGCTTTTCGAATCCGAGGGCGTGCCGGCTCTCCAGGCGTTCACTCAGAACTTCGCTGGACTTCTCCGCCAGGGGAAGCGCTTCCAGATCTCGCCTGAGGAGGCGAAGGCCGCGGCGGATCTCCGCGACCGCATGAACGAGCTGTCACGGGAATTCTTCCTCGTTAAGCAGAAGCTCGCGATCGCCGTGCTCCCGGCCCTCACCGACGTGTACGAAGGTCTCCTCGGTTTCGTTCGAGGTCTCGGTCTCGCGGAGTCCGGCGCCTTGAGGCTCCAGCAGGCGCTCTCGTCGAACGAACTCGTGCTCCGCCAGCTAATCGACCTCTTTGGCGAGTTCTCAACCGTCGCGAACATAGCCAAAGGGGCGAGCGAGGATGTGGCTCAGTTCTTCCAGAAGAATCGCGGCCGCCTCGACGAGCTCGTCCTGGAGATTCCCGAGAGAACGCGACAGATTGAGCAGATCGAGGCCACGGTCCGCGAGCGCGAAGCCCGGCGCCAGAACGCCGAGGGCCAGGCGCGTATCCGCGAGCGCATGCGTCTCGCGCTCGAGCAAGACCACCCGCGCGGCGCAACCGTCAACGATCTCCAGCTCGAGATTGCCGTGACCGATCGGTTCCGCGAGTCGCTCGACGAGGCCAGGACGGCCGTTGATGGTCTCCATGCCGGTCTCCGGCTGGTAGCAGAGCAGGGAAGCTCATTCAACGTCATGCAGGGCGCGATTGTGAACGTCGCTCACACTCTCGAGTCGAGCTTAACGAACAACCTCGTCGCGTTTCTCAACCAAGCCGAGGAGGGGAAATTCCGGTTCAAGGATTTCGCTCGGTCTATCCTCAGGGACCTTCAGCGTATCGCCATTCAGATGATTGTCGTGCGTGCGATCAGCAGCGCGGCCGGAGGACTCGCCGGATTGATCGGCGGCGGCGGCGGCGGTGGCGTCGATTTCGGCGGTGGCGCAAGCGGAACCCCTGGCTCCCAGCATGGGATATTGGCGACAGCGGCTCAGCATGGCGGGATCCTCGGTGGTGCGCGGCCGCAGATGGTCCTCGCGCATCCTCCGGAGGCGTTCGTCCCGCTTCCCGGGCCGGGCCGAGGCATTCCCGTCGAGTTCACGGGCCGCGGCGGCGGCGGCGGCCAGACGATTATCAACCAGAGCTTCAACCTGAGCATGATCGACACCAAGAGCTTCGACGATCGCGCGCTCGAATCTCTGGCGAGAAACGCAGAGATCCACGCGACAGCGACGGCCGACCAGTTCCGCCGCGACCCGGCCATGGCCTCGAGTTTCATGAGAGGATAGATGGCGCTCACCTTTTCCCCACCGACAGGACCGAGCTTCCAAAGCGCCGTCCATCTTGAGCCACAGTTCGTCGAGGCGAAGTCGCATGGCGGCTATGACCAGCAGGTCCCTCGGCTGCTGCGGCCGCTTCGTCGTGCCGAGCTTAGGTGGAACGCGGCCTCCGATACGACGAGGGAATACATCGAGAGCTTCATTGCCGCGATCCATGGGACCGTCGGGCCGTTCGAGTGGACGCCGTTCGACAATATTCCGAGTCCGAGCGGCATGCTCCCGACGCTCTCCGAGGTATCGGGCGGTTCGCTCGGCTCGCGAACGTACTACGTGGTCTTCACCTGGTACGACACGACATACGGCGAGACGAGGGAGAGTGGCCGGGCTTCTCTCAATGTCTCGGCGAACAACTTCCTCAAGGTCGAGATACCGCCGATCCCGCTCCAGGTGGAAGGCTGGCGGGTGTATGTGTCCGAGACCTCCGGCGCGGAGAAGCTCGAGGCGACGATCACCAGCGGTGCCAGATCCTGGACGCAGTCGGCCGACCTTTCGGGGAGCGCGGACCCGCCGGCCGCGAACACGCTCACGCCGGCGGGGAAATGGAATATCCAGGGTCGCCTCGGGAAAGTCCGCTCGGGCGCGAATCGCTGGAACATGACGCTCACGTTACTGGAGCAGATCGTCTGATGCTCAATGTCCAGGATCTCTCGCAAAGCAATTTATCGGCCGGGATTGACATTGCCGCCACGGTCTGGGACGTCGTCGACGCGAGCCAGTTCCCAGATCCTGCGACACTTCACTATTGGGTGCGGGTTTGGAATTCCTCTCGGTATTCCGACCCCATGAGCGATCCGGATACCGAGGAGTGCAGGGTCACGGCGAGAGATACCGGCCTCGACAAGCTCACGGTCGCGGGGAGAGGTCAGGACGGGGAGACCGCTGCGGCTCACAACGAGAGTGGCCAGACTTACACAGTCGCCGTCATGGCTGGGAAGCGCAACTTTGGTTACCACAATGGCGTCGCGGCTGTGACCAGCGTGGGGGCTCTGGCCAACAAAATCGAAGTCTTCGACAAAGACGGCACGAGCTTAGGCTGGCTGCCGGTATACGCCACAATCACATAATGCCAAACCTCATCGATCACGCATACTCGACCCTCGCCTCGGCAGTCACGGCCGGCGCCACGTCTTGGACGCTCGACGACGCCTCGAGCTTTCCGGACCCGGCAAACGGCCAGTACTGGGTGAGGGTCTGGGATCCGCTCTACAGGAGCGCGCGGACGGATCTCCTTCCGGAGGAGGTCCGGGTGACTGCGATCGTTGGGGACGTGCTGACCGTCGTCCGCGACGAGGATGGTGAGACGGGCGCGGCTCATGCGGCGGGCGCGGTGGTGGCCATGGTCGCCGGGGCGCGGAATATCCAGTCAGCCAACGAGCTCAACGTGCTCGACTTCGGCGCCGACCCGACGGGCGTGGCGGCTTCGGACGCGGCTATCAATGCGGCGATCGTGGCGGCCGACGCGGTGGGCGGCGGGATCGTCTCCGTGCCCTATGGGCTGTACTTAATTGCAAATCCCGTCGTGCTGAAGTCGAACGTTTGGCTCAAGGGACAAGGATGGGGCACGATCCTGAAGCTGGCAGCTTCCGCGGACGATCAAGTCATAGAAACAGAGTTTACCGAATCGCCGAAGTCCAACATCTTCGTCTCTGACCTCAAGATCGACGGGAACAAGGCGAATCAGACGTTAAATCTCAACAAGGCGGGAATATCGCTCCACGGTGTCGACACCTGCCGGATAGAACGAGTATGGGCGCATGATTGCACCGATTATGGAATAGCTATTCAATACAACAACGCTGCCGATTTGTGCAAGAATACCAGCGTTATTGATTGCCTTTTGACTTCGAATTATGAAACCGGGATAGCTGTTACCGGAGTCAATGGCGCTTCGATTCGCGGTTGTCACTTTGTGGCCAACAATACGGTAGGAGCGGGATTCGCCGGCATTTTCGTGGAGCCAGACACGGGCAGCTGGATTCGCGACTTGTCGATCATCGGTAATCATGTCGACATGACTGCGAACGGCGGGCACGGGATCCTGGCCAAGAACGATGCTTCGCCGGACGCAGACAACTTTCGAAGTATCACGATTTGCGGAAACACGCTGATCGGGGACAACACAAAAACGGGCATCACTGTTGGATCCGGGCTTTCGACAAGAGACTATGACTACGTTTCGATCTCCGGGAACACGATCAAGAACTTTTCCGGCGGTATCCAGAGTGCGGACACCGGCGCTGTCGGTAGCATTGTGATCAGTGCGAACGCGGTCGCCGACTGCGCCGCTCATGGCATAGCTGCCGGACATGGGACGATCGTCATCGGCAACTTTTGCACGAGAAACGGAGAAGCCGGTATCTTCCTGCAGCGTTCCCATCACGTGGTCACTGGGAATTTCCTCTATAACAATGGCCAAGCGGCAACGCCAGCCACTCCCTACGGAATCTATCTCGACCTCGTGACCTACTCGATTATCAGCGGGAACAAGTGCTACGACGATCAGGGCACGAAGACTCAGACTTACGGAATCTACGCGGCAGGTGGAAGTGACCACAACACGATCGTCGACAACGAGGTCACGAGCAATCTAACCGCTGGCATCAAGGCCGAGGGTGCGAACACGCTCGTGGCGCGGAACAAGGGCTGGGTGACCGAGAACGCAGGCTCAGCGACAATCTCAGCGAGCACTTCGATCGTCGTGAATCATGGACTCGCCGTGACACCGGTCGCTGGGGATATCTTCGTCTGCCCGGTCTCGACCCTCGGTGCTGCGAGCTTTTTCTGGGTCGACACATTGACGTCGACGCAATTCACAATCAATATC